ACAAAAATAAGCGTATATTTTTTGCATACAAAAATAAGCGTATATTTTTTGCATACAAAAATAAGCGTATATTTTAAGCGTATATTTTTTGCATACAAAAATAAGCGTATATTTTTTAGTCAACCGTTAATTTGGGGATGGCCAATAAATACGTATAAATATTTTCAATAGTAGTTTTGTTAATCTTGCGCGCTTGCCCAGTCTTGTTCACGGTTTTGATACAATCTAAAGCATTTACATCCGAACTTAACGCTTCCATTAGATTCTGCAACGTTTTATATTTATCCATGATAGTGATGGCTACACCAGTGCTAACATTTGGTATCTGACTCAACATTATTTCGCCGATATTGTCTGGGGTAATATTGTTTTTCTTTGTGCGTTTCAAGATGGTTGTATATGAATCATCTGGATCCGCTTTTACAATGTTTTGCATATAAAAAGGTTGCCCTCCCTCCTTTCCGATTTTGTAAGCTAGTTGGAGTAGCCACTCGGCACTTTCTTCCAAAGTATTTGCACGGTAAAGAGAGAAACCCTTATAATAAGTAATAGATACCATGGATGACAAGAGGGCATATTTATCCACGGCACCTTTATGAAAGGGTTTATAGGTTTGCAAGTTCCCTTCCAGTAAATAAAAAATATTGTGGTTCGGGACATTGCAGGCGCTTAAACGAAAACCTTGTTCCTTATAACGACCGTCACGAATACTGGCGGAGAGATCTTTTAATGTTTTTCGCTCTATAATGACTTTTTCGGTAGCGTCGTCAGTACAAATGATAATATCCCCTAAAGGTAGATTTACGGATTGAATTAGAATATCTGGATGTTTATTCAGCTCTGTCATTTTACTTAAAAGGTCAGTCTCTCTATAGTCAATTTTTATGAGCATTTATAGGTGATGTAAAACTTAATAAATTTTATATAGAAAAAGTTATTAAGTCCTTTTTGTACACTTTTTAGAAAAAAGTGTCGCAAAAAACACACACTCAAATTGCACATAATTTGCACATAATTTGCACATAATTTGCACGTAATTTGCACGTAATTTTTGCGACACTTTTTTCTAAAAAGTGTATTTTTGCGACACTTTTTTCTAAAAAGTGTGTTTTTGCGACACTTTTTTCTAAAAAGTGTGTTTTTGCGACACTTTTTTCTAAAAAGTGTGTTTTTCTAAAAAAGTGTTTACAAGTACCTAGGTGGGTGTCCCACAAGACCCTTAGTTGTGCTAACATAATTAGCTAAAGGAAAGAAGCCAGGGGCTGGGAGACAACGGTGAGTAATTGCATGATATAAATTTGAATTAAGACCGACGAGAGAAGGAATACCGGCTTTCTTGGGCCCACCCAAAGTGTTGGTTTGATTCACAAGCGAATCTTGATTGCGCGCTTTCTTGCTTCCATTCATTAAAACCATTTTATATATTAGGTAAATATTTTATTTATTACATAAGATATAAATTGAAATTCTGAAATTGAAAATATATAATTATTGTAATTCCTAATATTATAAACGCAATTATAAGTTTCATGTTTTATATAATTAGCTAAATGTATTTAAACAAGTTTTATTATACATTAATATACAAAGATGAGCTTACTAAGCGAAGCAAACCTAAGCAAAGCAAACCTAAGCAAAGCAAACCAAAGCGAAGCAAACCAAAGCGACTACGATAGCTCCGATGAAATATCGGCAGGGAGTGGCAGCGCCAAAGCTTTGCAGCAAGATGGGGATGTCATTAAATGTGGTGATAAACTCATCTTTAATCCTTATAATACCGACAATTTGGAGATTACATTGAGCGATGTTCAATCTATTCTTAAAAAATACGGTATAAACGCCCCTGTGCATAATATTGAACTGTATAAACGTGCGTTCATTCATAGTTCGTATATTAAGCGTCCTATACTTGAAAATAAAGCCAATGACATTACTATCGTCAATTGTCCTAAAGGTTGTCTGGAACTAAAAACGAAATCCAATGAACGGTTAGAATTTATTGGAGATGGCGTCTTGGAATTGATTACCAAGTATTATCTTTACCGCCGCTTTCCTAAAGCCGACGAAGGGTTTATGACAGAGAAAAAAATCGCGGTAGTGAAAAATGAACACATCGGCAAATTGGCCTACGATATGCAGATTAATAAATGGCTAGTGATTTCCAAATTCGCGGAGGAAAAGAAAATACGCACGAATTTGAAGAAATTGGGGTGTTTATTTGAGGCATTTATTGGCGCGTTATTCCTAGATTTCAATAAAATTGTAGTGAAAGATGACGAATCCTGGTTTCAAGACGTATTTGTTACAGGCCCGGGGTTTCAAATGGCGCAAATATTTGTGGAAAATGTGTTTGAAACGCATATTGACTGGGTGCGGCTCATCAATACTGATGATAATTTTAAGAACATCCTTCAAGTGAAAGTGCAAAAAGAATTTAAGACCACCCCGGCTTATTTGGAAATGTCGCACCACTTGGATCTCGGGTATGAAATGGGCGTCTATTTGTGCGTTGGAAAACCCTTACACCAGGTCAATATCAAAGGGGCTGTACCGTTTAGTGCTTATGGTTCCTTTCAAAAAATTCAAACCAAGTTGTTAGAAGATGGTCATGTGTTTGTCTTTCTCGGCAGTGGTTTACATAAGATAAAAAAAAAAGCCGAACAGATCGCTTGCGAAGTGGCGATAAAGCAGATACAGGGCTAAATAAATTTGGGGTTGTTTTTTTTAAAAAAATTTCTATTTTTTTAAAGACATTTTTTAAAATTGAAATACTTATTTCAAAATAAATGAAGAGTATTTCCCAGACACGTAATTTTTAAGATGGCTCTTTACAACAAATTTTTCGGCGATTATGACATGCAAAATATGGAAGACGACTACCACGGGGAATATGATGACGAGGCTTATGGCTCCCTCTATATTCCCCACATTGAAGAACAGCTGGCCTCTATGGCGGAGATAAAACGGGTGTTTGCCGCTAAGAAAATCGGCGATGTTACTACTGTGACATTTAGCGAACTTATCGCGCCGAAAACCTACAAAGGTAAGAATAAAAAACAAGCTTATAGCGCGATTGTGTACTTGAAATGGCGTGAAACTTTGGCGGCGACTGCGCTACGACAAGCCATTCAGGATGGTGACAAACACAAATCACGGATCGCTTTGGATGCGAAACATCATTGGATTGTTCATTCCAACACGGCGATGTTGAGCGATGAATTATATGAAGAACGTTGCTACAATGCTGACACGGAAGACACTGTTATGGGTGTGATATCACGGCTTTTGGATTATTCGGACGACGAAGATACGGAAATGTATAATTTGGAAGAGCTCGCCAAGGATGTGGCGATGCGAGTGTTTCTCTAAAACACTTTTAAGAAACACTTTTAAGAAACACTTTTAAGAAAAGTGTTGCAAAAAACACTTTTAAGAAACACTTTTAAGAAACACTTTTAAGAAAAGTGTGGCAAAATAAAAAAATATAAAACCTCAAAAAAAAATATAAAACCTCAAAAAAAAATATAAAACCTCAAAAACCTCTTAAAAAAATCAATAATCTTTAATCTTGCTCTTCATTTTGTTCGCTTATACGTTTTTGCTGTGTGTTTTTTTTTATTTTTTCTAGTTTTCAAACCCACACTATTATTTTCTACCTGTTTTAGATTTGCAAGTCTAATTTCAGTCATCTCATTTTTGCGATGAAAAATAGTCACTAATTCTGGATATGTTTTTTTACACCCTTGAAGATTTAAAACCGCACCTTTCGGTGAAATTATAAATTAACAAGGTTTGCTCATTGCAGAGCGTGTAAATTTTGGTTTTGGTAATTCTTCTAACATACAAAAGGTTAGTTTATTGTTTATGTTTGATGCTACTTTTGTGATTCACTAATTTATATACCATATATAAATGAGTATTGTTGGAACTATTTATGATGAGAATGTAATATACATACCTGTTATTTGGGCCGATGCTAATTCTCAGCCTCAAAAATTACGTTTAGGCGAATATACTAGGTGGGGGGGGGAGGCTACCGGTATTAATAGTTTAGGACAAATTGTCGGTAATATTTATCTCAATGAAACGTTGACTATGTCAATTCCAGCGTATTGGAATGATTTTCTCTCTCTCCCAACACTAAAACCGCACGATCAATCCGCTGTGAATTTATATTGGAATGATATTAATGATTTAGGTAATATTGTTGGTAGTATAGATATTATCAGCGATACTTCATCTCTAAAATCAACTCCTTGTTTTATGTCCAATTCAACTGCTCCAATAAAACGGTTGAGTTTAGGGAATCTTGGGACTTACGGTAAAGCTTATGGTATTAATAGTTTAGGACAAATTATCGGTTTTATTATTATTGTTGGCGGAAAAAACATACCAGTGATTTGGACCGATTCTAACTCTCAACCTCAACCGTTAAGTTTAGATGCAAGAAATGTAGTTGGAATAAATAAAATAGTGAAGTATGGATATGCCAAAACCATTAATAATTTAGGACAAATTACTGGTGTTATTGATAGGGACAATAAAACACCTGATCAATATAAGCAGACAGAATTAGTGATTTGGAATAATTCTAAAGACCTACCCCAAAAGTTAAGTTTGAAAAATAGGACAATTCCCTATCGTGTCAATGGTTTTAATAGTTTAGGACAAATTATCGGAAACATTGTAACGTTTGATATTGAATCGCTTCCATTGTTTTGGAAAGATTCCAATTCCCAGCCTCAACAGTTACGTTTAGGCAATTTTACGTTAGACAATGTTACGTATGGACGGTCCTTAGGAATTGTAGACCCGCCCCTTCCAGCACCCGCGCCCATTATTTCCAATATTTGCTTTCCAGCAGGCACCCCTGTCACTACAGATCAAGGCAGGGTTGCGATTGAAGCAATTGACCCCAAATTGCATACCATTCGCCAACAACCGATTTTACACGTTACTCGTACGGTCACCTTAGACAAATACCTCGTTAGTTTTGCGCCGAATGCGTTAGGCCGCAATGTCCCCCATACTCAAACCCTCCTGTCCAAGGACCATAAAATCGTCTTTGAAGGCCAACTAGTGCCCGCCTACCGCTTCTTGGATTTTTCCGACCAAGTTAAAAAGGTCACGTATAAGGGTGAAACATTATACAATGTTCTCCTCGCCGACTATGACACTATGCTGATAAATAATTTAGAATGCGAAACCTTGCATCCTGAAAATATCATTGCGAAACTTTACACGGCGAATTACACTGACACAGAACGAACATCACTGGTACAAGAATGGAATACGACTTTAACACAGCGGGATAACAGCGCCTATCAAGCTGTCATTAACCGGCTCACTAGAAAGCCATAATTATTATAACAGATCCTACCGTTTTTCTTCTTACATAAACAAATCCAAATGAAAAGTTTCTTTCATCACTTGATCACTTAATTCTATATAATTTATGCCTTCACATAAAGTTAAAATTACCCCGTGATTCATGGCGAAAAACACTTGCATTTTAATTAAATCATCACTAATTCGCAAATCTAAGTTTTTTTTAGTGTTTATATTTGCTACGCTTCTTATACTATTAATATACGCATTTAATTCCGACAAAAATGAAAAGATTTGGTGGTGGTTGAGTTTTTTTTCAATATGTACTGTTTGATTAATAAAATAAGAGAGATAATTAATTAATTTCGCATAGCAGGGGCGCGGCAAAGACTGAATCACTGCGAGGGGTTCAATCAGTCCCGACTGTAGTATTTTTTCAGCAATTTCTGCCGGCGGCGTACCAATAATACTACTGACGATATCAAATACAGCATCTTTGGTTTGCTCCAATTCATAAACAATGCCAAAATCTAAAATACATAATTGACACGTCTTATCGGTCGCATTTTTGAGAAATAATATATTGCCCAAATGTAAATCGCCGTGATAAGTACCATATAAAAACGTGGTCAGATACACAAATTTCATCAAGTGTTTCGCATAAATTTCTCGGTCCGCTTTATCTATATGTTGTAGAGTTTTGCCTTCAACATAATCCATAAGAATGACATTCGGAAAGTGAGCAGTAATTTCGGGATAAACTTTGGGAATCTTGATATAATTCAAGCGTTGACAATAAGTTTGAAACTTCTGCATATTCTGTACCTCCATCGCAAAATTAACTTGCTGGGTAAGAAGGTTGATGTTTTTTTTCACTACTGCTGGTAAATCATACGTATTTAACCAAGGCACCCACTCCACCAGCATTACTAAAAATAACACGTGTTCAATGGCCGCATTTAAACGCTCTGCAATATTTTTGCGTTTTATTTTTACAATAACTGTTGTTCTCTCATAATTATTATGACAAAGGGTGGCTTTATACACTAGTGATATCATTCCCGCATTGATTGGCTGAGTTTTATCTGGTATCTGAATGTTATACTTTTCTTCCAAGTGTTGTAAGGTCTGCACATCTATATCGTCCGCCGACCACGGGGCCTTATCACAGAATTTCATTAACTTCTCGTGAAATGCACTATTAAAGTTATTACAAAGAATAGTATTTAAAGAACACGCTTGAAAGAGTTTCACGTAAAGTATATTTTTCTGACTCAATTTATACAAGACATTATCTATAAAATCTACACGGAATAAATATTCATAGAGGACGATACCTAATACATTTAAGAGAATGAATATATTTTTCAGAAAGTACAAGATGTTATATATCAAGTTTGGCATATTTACTAAATAATAGTACTAATAAATTGTTTAAGTCGGTTGATGACCTTATACAATATCATGCCCACCATTTTTTCAAAAAAAGCAGAATTGAATAAATCGGTGTTGTTTATCTCAACATCAATGTTAAAAAGTCCGACAATATTATTTTGAAGCACACACGTTAATTCGCAAGAAGTTAAGGGTACACACAGTGCAGCCGCATTATTTTTTTCTTCGCCATCTATGGGAGTGATTATAAATTTAATTAGAGAAGGGTCACTGTGTTTTATCGTAAAAGAAAAATGATAGTAATATTGGGGGATACCGAGTTCGGCAAAAAGGTCTTTGAATAACATATAAATCTGCTGTGTATTTTCTCCACTATTTATTACAGAAAACGATTCAAATAAATCAGGGTTTAAATCATGGATGAGTTTGAGCAGATTCAGATTAATTAGCGGCCGCACGTCTAGACTATTTTCTAAGACAAAGGTCACATTAAACTTGTTGGCGGTTACTTTTATAAATTTAATTCCATTTCTCTCTAGTAAAATTTTATTATCCATATATATAATAAAATTTATATTTTTATATGTATTTATAACTATTTATTAAGTTGTATTATTGAAATGTAAAGATTAGAGAAAATTATATTATAATATAATATAATATAATATAATATAATATAATATAATATTATAATATATTATATGATTTCACATAAAGTAAAATTTATATTTATTCATATTCCAAAAACATCGGGAAATTCCTTATCTCTGTTTTTAAAAACATTTATAGATAATGATGTAATACGCCGAGACAGTCCAATGGGCGAAAAACAAGGTATATCTATTATATGCGAAAAAACAAAACAAGACATAAAACACAACCCTATAACATATTATGAAAGTATTTACGGTAAAAAAATAAATGAATATTTCAAATTCACAATTGTAAGAAATCCATATGATAGAATACTATCATATTATTTTTGGAATAAGGGAAAACATAATCAAGTTTTTGATAGAAATGAATTTATTAATTTTGTAAAGGAAAACAAATCTTTTCAACATAAGTATATTGATAAAAGTTTTCATATTATTCATTTTGAAAATCTTATAGATGGATTAAAAAATATAACTTGTTTAAAAGGCCTTGTGGATTTCAATAACTATCCCACATTAAATGCTTCGTCAAATTCAAAAAAAAAATATACTGAAATATTTGATAAAGAATTAAAAGATTTAGTATTTGATAAGTATAAAAAGGATTTTGAATTATTTGGATATAACTACTAATTATGTATATATTTTTATTATCTTTTTTGTTTTACCTGCACTATCTTTATTGTATATAATGTATAAGTATATAATGTATAAGTATAAAATGTATAAGTATAAAATGTATAAGTATAAATATTTATTAAGTCTTAACATAAATATTTATATGTACTAATTCTATATATGTCTGCTGATATTTTAGCTAAATTAAAAATAAAAAATATGCCAGCAACAAAAGAAACCATTGCCATTCACATGCCGAATCCTATTAAAAGAAGTGATGTTCAAGTGAAAACCAAGATTGTGGATAAGAGTGGGGAGGGTCTATTTGATCGGGCGGCGTTTATGCAAAAAATATTAGAAAAAAAACCCGAGGGGGCAGTGGTTATAGTGCTTAAACCACTGGTAGAAAAAAGTACAAACGTAGTAGATACAAACGTAGTAGATACAAACGTAGTAGATACAAACGTAGTAGATACAAACGTAGTAGATACAAACGTAGTAGATACAAACGTAGTGATCAAGCCCAAGGGCAAGGATAAAGAAAAAGAGAAAGTTAAGGGCAAGAAGGCGAAGTTAAAAATCGTGGAAGAACTCCCTGTTCAGGAATTGGCCATAGAAACTATATTACCGACGGCGCCGGCTCCTGCGCACGTGGAAGAAGAAAAAGAAGTGGTGATTAAGAAACCCGGGAAAAGAAAAACGATCGCCCCCACGCAACAAGTGTACGAAGGCCCCCTCTCCCTGGTAAAAATTGGCGATGCCTTATTAAATGACCGCATTAAACCGAAAGAGCCCTCCATCATTATCAGCGCCTCATCTTATTATATGAATAACCGCGAAATCTTTACCAACTTTATGTCGTCTTTATTTGGCAAATACAAACAAGAATTATTAACCGACTCTGAAAGCGCCACTTGCGATTACGATCCAGATGCCCCTTTTTCACTCATGACCCACCAAAAAATAGTCAGGGATTATCTCAATCTGTATACACCATACAGGGGCTTATTACTTTATCACGGCTTAGGCTCGGGGAAAACATGTTCTTCTATTGCCATCGCCGAGGGCATGAAAAGTGGCAAAAAAATCATCGTCATGACCCCTAAATCCTTGCGCATGAATTATCTGGAAGAATTAAAGAAATGCGGGGATGAACTTTATAATAAAAACCAGTTTTGGGAATTTATTAGTACGCAAACCGAGCCGGAACTGGTAGAACCCTTGTCCAAAGTGTTGACGCTCTCCGTGGACTTTATTCTGAAAGCGGGCGGGGCCTGGCTGGTCAATATGAAGAAAAAATCTAACTTTGACACCTTAAATGCGACGGAGAAAAAAAGTCTGAACGCCCAATTGAACGAAATGATTGGGCAAAAATATACCTTCATTAGCTATAACGGTATGCGAAAAAGTCATTTGGCCGTTTTAAGTAAATCAGGCACACTTAATCCATTTGACAATGCCGTAGTTATTATTGATGAAGCACATAACTTTGTCAGCCGTATTGTGAATAAACTTAATAAAAACGACACCTTATCGGGTGCTTTATACGAATATTTAATGAATGCGAAAAATGCGAAAATTGTCCTGCTTTCTGGGACGCCGATTATTAACTACCCCAACGAAATCGCGGTGCTTTTTAATATCTTGCGTGGGAAAATTAAGACATGGAGTTTAAAGCTAGCCGTAGGTGGCGAGCAAAAGATTTCGCAAACTTTTTTTCACGACCTGTTTAAAAGCACTATTCTGGGTGGGAATATAATGGATTTCTTAGAATACAAAGCCACGTCCACGACCCTCGTCCTCACCCGTAACCCCTTTGGGTTTGTCAATAAAACCGAAAAGGAAGAATATAAAGGCGTCAGGATTGGTGAGCGGGGTGACATTGATGACGAGACTTTTTTGCAACTCGTGACGAAAATCTTACATAAAAATGGTATTAGAATCGTCCAAGGGGGTGTCAAAGTCGCCAGTTATAAAGCATTACCGGATAAGATTGATGAATTTAAAGCTTATTTTATTAATGATGCTAGTAAAGAAGTGAAAAATATGAATTTGTTTAAGCGCCGTATTATAGGGTTGGCTTCTTATTTTCGCAGTGCCCAAGAAACCCTGATGCCTCGGTATAATAGAAGCCAGGATTTACGCTTAATTAAAATCCCGATGAGTGATTTTCAATTTGGGATCTACGAAGAAGCTCGGATAGAAGAGCGGAAATTAGAAAAACGTAATGCCTCCAAAAAAGGCAAGAAGAAGAAAAATAAAGAAGGTATTGAAGAAGAGTCGGTGTCTACATACAGGATTTTCTCACGGGCGTTTTGTAATTTTGTATTTCCCCGCCCCGAAATACCGCGACCGATGCCCAAAGATGGTGATTTAACCGCCTCGGTGTCAGCGGAGATGGATGAAGATGTCTTGGATGCCTTGACGAATGAAGAGAAGTTGGAAAATGTGGATGGGCGGTATGAAGCGGATGAATTGACCGAAGAGCAAGGCGAAGCCGGGATGCAAGGCGAAGCCGGGATGCAAGGCGAAGCCGGGATGCAAGGCGTGCAAGGCGAACAAGGCGAAGCCGGGATGCAAGTTAAAGATAAAGCCATTTATGAGAAAAATATTGTCGCCGCTTTAAAACAACTTGCTGTGCATAAAGATAAATATTTAACACCCACGGCCTTGGAAACCTACAGTCCGAAATTCTTGCATATTTTGGAAAATGTCCAAGACATTGATCACGAAGGGTTACATTTAATTTATAGTCAGTTTCGCACCTTGGAGGGCATCGGTATTTTAAAAATGGTCTTTGAAGCCAATGGGTTTGTCCAGTTTAAAATCAAAAAAGTTGGCGAAACATGGCAGCTCAACATGACAGATGCGGAGCTCGCGAATCCAAACCGGTTTGCCCTCTATACGGGGACGGAAATGGATGAAGAAAAGGAAATTATACGGAATGTCTTTAATGGAGATTGGAAATATGTCCCCCTCGCCATTGAAACCAAGTTGAAAACCCTGGGCATCAATAATATGTACGGGGAAGTGATTAAAATCCTGATGATTTCCGCTTCCGGGGCCGAAGGTATTTCCTTGAAAAACGTGCGCTATGTGCATATTACCGAGCCGTATTGGCACCCCGTCCGAATGGAGCAAGTCATTGGACGCGCCAGGCGTATTTGCAGTCATAAGGATTTACCGGAGGCTTTGCGGACGGTCACGGTCTTTTTATACTTGATGATGTTTAGCAAAGAACAATTGGCCAGCGACCGATCCATTGAATTACGGTTGCAAGATAAGAGTAAAATAGACAATGAAACACCCCTCACCAGTGACGAGGCCTTGTTTGAAATCGCCACGATCAAGGAAAATATCAACATGAACATTTTACAGGCGGTGAAAGAAGCGTCATTTGATTGTGCGCTGCACGCCAAAGTGGGGGCGACGGAGCAACTAAAGTGCTTTACATTTGGCACTTTGAATTCCAGTAAATATGCGTATTCTCCCTCAATTGCAGAAGAAGAAATGGATGACGTGACAGAGAAAAACAAAGGCGTCCGCGTGTCAACCGTGGTGGATTTCAAATGGATTGATGGTGTAACCTACAAATATAATAAGGATAACGGGGAAGTGTATGACCTAGAAAGTTATAAACTGGGCAATCCCCAAACTGTGGGGAAATTAGAGATTATCGGTACCGGCAAGGCAGCTCAATACAAGTTTGAAAAAATATAAATATATATGTTAAAATTGAAGTTAAAATACTATTACAGAGAGAAGTATTTACAAAACTACAAATGGCTTCGTCTAATGCGCTCCAGCTTAAATATTTATTTCACACCCTACCGGATGAACTCAAAGAGATTATTTTGCGATTTACTTATAAAACTCAAAATAAACAATTATTAACGGAAATTCAAACAGTGGCGGAAGCAAAATACTATTTACAAGAATTTACCAGATTGGTTGACACTGCTAATTCTACGTTTGGATTTGCTGAAAATAGCGAAACAATATTTGACCGGTTATGGCCCGGCTTGAACTTTTTGAGAGAAACACCACATACCAACCAACTGATAAAAAAATGGAAATATAAATCGGCATTTTATAGTGCTAATCGTGATCACTTAAATTATCAACAGTCATTTAGACGTTTGATGTGGGAGTCTAGTTTTGCTCTACATTTTTGGATGTGTATTTATCATTAAACTTTTTGCTTCAAGAACTTCCCCATAAACCACGAAAACGTAAGCCAAATATAAAACATGTATAACATAAAGATCCAGTTGAACATAGACGTAACTAATCTTGTATCAGTTTCATTTTCATTTTCATTGACAGTCGGATATGTCTCAAACAACATATATACAAAACCCATACTTATAAACCCCGCCAGGACTTCAAACAGATAGATGATGAAGCCCACAGTCATTCTTTAATTTTTATTCTCTCTTTTTATATCTAAGAGAGAATCAATTTTCTTTATATAATACTACCCGTTTGAAATGCAACTTGATCTAGTTTATCTATTATATTTTCTTGATTGTCCAAGATTAATTTAATATCTAGTAATAATTTATTTAAATCGTTTCTTATTGAATTTAATTCTGTTTTGACTGTGTTTAATTCTGTGGTTATAACCGTATTGTCGGGCGTTTTGCTAGGATTTGCTGTGCTTATACTTGCTCCGCTTATACTTGCTCCGCTTATACTTGCTCCGCTTATACTTGCTCCGCTTATAACAGCTTCTACCACCTCTTTTTTCTTTAATTTATCCATAAAATTGAATGTGTTTGCATTTGCACCCATTGCATTTGCACCCATTGCATTTGCACCCATTGCATTTGCACCCATTTCAGTAATTTTCAGATTTACATTATCTTCAGCAAAGCTAACTTTTTTAAGATTTATAAAACTACTTTCGTCAATTTTTGTAGGGTCACCAATCTTAATATGATTGGAGGTATTGACACCAGAGGTATTGACACCAGAGGTACTTATAACATTCACTTTTTTCCCATTATTAATCCACTCATTCGCTTCCACTGGATTCTGTTTTTCTAATACTTGACTTAATTGCTTTTCTCTCCATGCAATTGTTTGCGACAGTTTTATATCCATTTCTGATCCAATAGGTTCATCGTTAATTTTGTCCGTGAAGTCAATGATTTGCGGCTTAACCGGCTGAATTAAACGCGTGAATTCTTCTTGTCTCGTTTGCAAACCTTTTTGAAATTGCGCCTGTTTTTTGGTCAGGACTTCAGCCGAAGTTACCGGCAGTGGATCTTCTTTGTATTTTTTGATTTCTTCAATCATTAGTAGTATTGTTTTTTTATTCAAATCTAAAATGTTATCATTTACCGCTATTATATTTTTAATACCCAGTATTTTTTTTTCAAAATCAGCCTTGATTTGATTGACATAGTTATTTGATATACCAGTAAATATATTATTGTCAACCATTAATTCCCATAATAGATGCTTATTATCTTGAGAGATAAATTTATCAGATAAACTCATTCCATATAATTATAAACAATGTTTATATTGATTTGTAATTATTAACTCTATTTATTACACTGTAAAATATTTCAGACGCAGTTTCTTCATATTTTCATCAGGAATGCGGTGTTTCATAAAATAATGATAATCGTGTGTATCTGTCACCATATTAATTATAAAATACAGCGAATACATGCCACATTCGGTATTTTCATATTGATGTTCCATCGGGGCATTTTGCTGGAAAGTCAACGTTATGCCCAATGTTTTGGCTTGCTTTATAATCCGGTCACACAATACCGCAATTTCCTTTGGCACTGGATCACCATTGCTGTCAAAATAGAAAATAAATCGCTTCTTAATATTGATAAAGAGAGAAATCCAGTGCGAGCCATTTAAATAGTGCGGGTCGGTATTGAATATAATACCGATTTTGTTTTTGCCTTTGGTTATATGTTTCTTTAAATCAAAATGACAGAGTTCCTCCCACACACATTTCCCGTATAATTCGTTGGTATCAAAATCAATGGGTGAAGGGCCGATAAAATCAAAACATTTATAGGTGCGTTCGTATTGTTTCATCACGTTTAGAATATCTACACTAGACAACCATTCCGTGGGATTTTTCTTCCAACTCTTGGGCGATTTCGGGGTAAAGGTATAAGAGGCGAGTTCTTTATCCATGTCATTGGCAATAAATTGTTGATTCAACCAGCAGGTTTCAATATCACACACGTCTTGCATATTGTTTTTTAATTGTTTCCAAATTTCTTGAGGGGTTTGGGATTGAATGAGGTGATCCGGATGACGGGCATTCCATAAATTTCGCAGTTTTACAAGGGCAGTATCGCTATAACAGCTGTAATCTTTCGTTTCATTGGAGGGGGCACAGTTGGCTTTCTTAAAAGCTTGGTGTGTCCGTTTCTTATTCTTATTATTATTCTTTTGTGTTTTAGCCGTCTTTTTCTTTTTTTTCATAGCCTTCACTTTTCTTGAACTTGCCATTGATATAGTTGCCATTAATATTACACTATATTTTTTCTTTTTTACTCTTGTTTTTCACACCTTTTTTTTTTAAG